CGGGGGTCCCTTTCCGTTATGCCCTTGGTAAATGCCTTGGGAGTTTCATAACGGTTTGGTAACCAGAAAGGTGTTGGAGTATGCCTACGAAATCTATGGGTACGCTATCGGACTATCATGACAAGGTATTGTTTACGGAAACTGTCGATCTTTGTAAAAAGGTTGGCAGTTATCCGAACTATTCCTTGGATTATGATACGATCGACTACTACCCATATATACAGACATACGATGACGATCGCAAGACTATCTCTTATGGCGTTGGGCGCGGCCGTGCAAACAGCTGCAATCACGTTATGAGAGTACCTTACAAGTTCGTGGTAGCAATACCCCCTTGTAATCGTGTTCCCAATATGAACCAAATGAATACGGTTTATTGGTATGAGTACAAGAACCGTTGTAGTACCTTAAGTGGACAATTGTCCATTCAGGGTATGAACGGTGGCGGTGCTTTACCCACAACCGGTTTACCCGGCTGTGATTGGAACTCGCTTGTCGATCAGGTTGGTCAACAGCTTGACGGGCGAATGCTATCCAGTCAAAATATGCTGGTTAGTATTTCGCAAGTCATGCAGACGGTGGGGATGTTTAAAAATCCTCTCCAGCTGCGCAAGTTGAGACGTTTGGTTGGTACGGGAAAACCCTTGAGTAAGGTCTACCGTATGCCAGCGAATCAATGGCTTGAGTTTCAGTTTGGTTGGAAACCTCTGGTTGCAGACATTAAAGCTTTATATAATGTCTGGTCAGAGGTTCGTCAACATCAAGCGTTTCTCAAGTCAGCTGTTGATAAGTTCACGTCGATTGCGTCTCGCAATCAGCGTGAAATAGTCAACCCAAACCTTACCGGCCTCACCGCTAAATCCGTTTTCGGGGGACGAGGCACGTTCACACTTAATCCTAAGTGTTCGCGTGTTATCGCCCGTGACTGCTTTAGCCTCGATTTGAGGCGAACAGCAGCCATGGCATCTTGGTCCATGATGGATCAAGTATTCTCCCGATTAGGATGTAGAGATGTGGTGGAAGCACTGTGGGACCTTGTTCCGTTTTCCTTTGTCGTGGATTGGTTCACCCACGTCAATAGGTTTATAGAACAACGTTCAATTGAATGGAATCGGTTTGACATCCGTTTCATGTGCTACTCGAGCAAAGTTGAGCATCACGTGTACCTTGAGGTACCGTATATGCTTATCAATGCATTCGGGAATGACTATGGAACGGTGATTACCGATCCTGCATGCGTACAAAAATCGTACGTACGTGCGTCCGGCTTTCCGCCGAACTCATCCACAGTGGGACTTTTTGGTCACCTCTCACAAACTCAATTAGCTGATCTTGCAGCACTCATTGTTCAACGTATTTGAAATGATAATGCGTTGACAGGAGGAATGCTGGATCACGGAACCCTGAGGAACTTGCTATGCCAAGTGCAACTCTCACGCTTGTTAACCTTGCAGACGCCAACCAGGTTTATTCTCTGGTGGGTTCGTCTGACGCTGGTGCTGTCTATAAAATAGCAGCTCAGCCGTTAGCGACACCTAAGACCCTAAGCTTCAAGTATCAACTTGGTGCTCCAGGGTCATTGGGTAACGATCGAATGATTGTTACCCTCTCGGACAGCCGGCAAAACGCCGATACCGCAGCTGTTAAAACAGCTTCGGTAATACTGTCTGTGTCGATCCCACGTGACGCAGCTATCACAAACGAAATCGTCGTAGACCTTCTTTGTCAAATGACAAGTCTGCTCTCCGACGCTCGTAATGCGAATATTGCCGATGCGGTCGTACCTTAAAAAGTATGGCCGTATGGTAATACTGCTGCCGATCGTAATCATCCCTTGGGATCTCTTTATAGAGTTCTTCAAGTGGTTGATTCGTATTCGGATAGGGACGGACCTTTAGGGTTCGTCCCTTCTGTCAGGTTAACACGTTTAGCGTGCACTTGACAAAACAGGAAAGGTTGGAAACCGTATGATTACGGAAACCATAATGCCTTCTGTTGTTCATGCTGGTTTTGGGTCTATACCCGGACCGCAGGATGAACAGTCCTCAATGTATCGCGCCTTGTTCGCAGATATTGCTTGCGAATTTCCTACCTACGCCCGGGACAGTTTGGAATACCTACTCAACCGAAGGGTTGCAGAAGGTGTCTCATTCTATCTTGGTACCCTACCTCTTTTAGGTAAGGCCGCCGAGACTAGTTTGATCTCAGGTGAGCGATTACTCGTTCCATCTGAGTTTAACTGTCGGGGATCGTCGGGGTTACCGCGCTTTCTGAATGAGCTCTTTATTGAGCTCTTTTACGAAGACGGCATGCCTCGATTTGACCATCTCAGAACTTCTGGATGGTCTGATCGCGGAGTAAAGGCCTGTGCGTTTATACGTCAGGTCTGCATGATGTGGTCGAAGGTAGCTGATTTGCCTAATCCCTCGGCGAAAACCGAGGAACAAGCAATTGCAGAGTTTCTTGATCGCGTAACTTTGGATCCAAGTATAACATACTCGACATCCACGGTGAATGCGTTGACGGAAGCTCATAGATTGCTTGGGTTAGTCTTTCCGAGGCGACCGCAGAAGAGTCAGGATCTCCTTGGGTTTCGTAAGAAACCTTGGGGATGTCATGGCCCTGGAGCAGTTTCGGGAAGAGAAGCGCCGAGTGAGAAATGGTCATTTCAAAGATGGCCAGGTTTACCAGAGTATTTATTTACCTGGGCTGAGGGGAGAGTGGTTACATCTACTCGACTCTCTGAACAACCCGCATCTCGCGTAACATGTGTTCCGAAGGACTTTCGTGGTCCAAGGGTCATATGTATTGAGCCAAAGGAAAACCAGTTTGCCCAACAGGGCCTCTGGAAATTACTTGAAGCTCAAATACGTAGATGTGAACTCACGAGAAGATCCATTGATTTCAGATCGGTAGCGCGCTCGCGTGACCTTTGTCACGATTACGAGTACGCAACAATCGATCTCAAGGATGCAAGCGATAAACTCGCTTTATCCCTGTGTCGGTTGCTTCTACCGAAGTGGATCTTTTCAATGCTGACACGCTACCGAACTCGCAAGATTTCGGTCGAGCAGTTGAATAAACTGCTCGTATCCTATAGCAGCTTTGCTACTATGGGATCAGCCATTTGTTTCCCTATCGAGACCTTAGTGTTTTGGGCTCTTGCCCTTGGCACGATGATTTCGATCCGGGATTCATTTGCCCCGAGACAGGCAGATCGATTAAACCTCGACCTGAGGGTCTTCGGAGACGACATCATAGTCCCTCTTTGGGCTTGTGATGCCGTGTGTCATGCATTTTCGGAGGTTGGTCTAACGGTGAATGATAGTAAGACCTGCTGCTTTTCTCCCGTGAGGGAGAGTTGCGGCGAATGGGTCTTTATGGGTAAAACCATTGCTATCTATCGCCCTAAGGCCTTCCGTATCCGCAGTTACGCGTCCTGGTTAAGGTGGCGAGATCATTTGAATGATATCGCTCATGGCGCATTTACGCCAGCCTTGACGAGCACAATCATGCATGCTGTAGTGGAGAAGTGGAAAACTTTTCCAACCCGCTATAATCGCGGGCTGCAGCGGCTTGAAGTGCGTGTACCCTCTATGACTATAAAGGGTACACGGACGAGGCTCGCTGACTACGCCGGACTTTACGCCTGGCATGTCGGCAACGATGGAGTCCCCTTCCTCAAGGGAACCCGGAATAGGGTTAAAATGAGGTGGTTAGGTGTAGAAGAATCGTTAGGCTCCTGGTTATTCTTGGAGCTTAAAAGACGACGCGCCCTTTCGGGCGTTCGACTTAACGAATTTGTCTTCTAACCAGAGTGGGGGTAGCTTCGCTACGTACTCTTCCGTCTTGCGTTTTCCCCTTT